CTACCTCAAGGAAAGCATTGGATTGTATGGGACAAGAAAAACACAATGCCAACTTTCGGTGATTGTGAATTGATATGGACAAACGTAAAGCGAGACAGTGTTAAGATAAAAGTATTTGAATATAATGGGTTGATAGGCAAGGAAAAAGAGAGATACCACGCCACACAAAAGCCGGTTGCGCTTTTAAAGGATATTTTAACCGAGTACAGTGAAGCAGGGAACCTTGTTATTGACCCATTCGGCGGCTCAGGTTCAACCCTGATAGCCGCAGAACAAACCGGGCGCACGGCGTATCTTTGCGAAATCGACCCACATTACGTCGATATAATAATTAAACGCTTTGAAGATCACACCGGCAAAAAAGCGGAGTTGACCCCTAGGATTCCAAAAACAACCCCATGAACATGGAAAAACATAAATGTGGCCTATTGTGGAGCTAAAACAAGAGCCGGGACACCCTGTAAACGATACGCAAGGGAGAACGGAAGGTGCAATTTACATGGCGGTAAATCCACAGGAGCCCCCGGCAACAAGAACGCCCTAAAATTCGGCATCTATTCCCAGGGAATCAAAGAATCAGAAGAGGACCTGTGGCGTCAAATCGAAGTCGGGACCCTGGACGATGAAATCAAGATCATGAAGATCCAGCTTGCCCGGGCGGTCAAGGCACAACGGGAATTTGAGGAAGAGATTGAAACGGCTGGATCGGACAAAGGCAAAACCGGGTTTGAATTATCTGAAATAAAGGCGTCAGACCTGGATGGCAAAAAGCGCAAAGAGGTTATCAAGAAACGTCCCGATTTCCGAAAAATCATTTACACGTTATCGGGGCGGATAGGGAAACTTGAGGCACAGAGGAAAAACATATCAGAAGACGGCGGGAATAATGAGCCTGTAATATTAAACCTCAATTTCGGCGGTAAAGATGATAATTGACTATACCGCTGAACCAACCATCGCTAATTTTCACAATTCAAAAGCATTCGTCAAGGGTGTCCGTGGGCCTATCGGGTCAGGGAAATCAGTGGCCTGCTGTTTTGAGGGGTTCAAGAGAAGCTTACTCCAAAAACCCCTAAATGGAAAACGCCAAACCAGGGGCGCAATAGTACGAAATACCTATCCCGAGCTAAAAACTACCACCATAAAAACCTGGCTGGATTGGTTTGAACCGTTTACACGCATTGTTTACGGGGCTCCCATAACCGGCTATTTCAGGATGGTCTTACCGGATAAAACTGTTTGTGAAACCGAGATTTATTTTCTCGCCCTTGATAAGCTGAAAGACATCAAGAAATTAAAGTCCCTTGAACTGTCATGGTTGTGGATGAATGAGGCAATTGAAATGCCTCAAGCTGTTTTGAACATGGCAACCGGGCGCGTCAACCGGCATCCAAAGAAGAAAGACGGTGGAGCAACGTATCCGGGCGTATTTATGGATACGAACAGTTGTGACATTGACAATTGGTGGTACACACTATCTGAAGAGGAAAAGCCCGAAACGTGGGAATTCTTTGACCAACCACCCGCCCTTCTGAAAACTAAAACCGGGTATCTCCCCAACCCCGAAGCCGAGAACATTGATAATCTTTCGGGTGGGTACGATTACTATCTAAACCAGCTCCCAGGGAAACCAAAGGAATGGGTCAAGGTTTTCATCCTGAATCAATACGGTTCATCCGATCCAGGGAATTTGGTTTATGGGGATTACTCAAAAGCAAATCATACAGATAAAGTTTTTGATTCGGGGCTAAGACATATCATCTGGACCCACGACTTCAACTTCACTCCATTAAGCTCCGCGATCCTTCAACGTGACACTCAAGACAACATTTATGCAGTCGATGAAATAGTGCTTAAATCGGCCATTGCAAAACAGACGGCCTTTGAGTTCTGCGAACGGTACAAGGATCATAAGGACTGCGTTGTGTTGGTCTATGGTGATTCTTCGGGCCATGTGGGGGAAAAGCATGGCCACAAGTCAGACTATATCGAAATTGAACAGATCCTAAAAAAAGCGGGCTTCCGGGTAAGAATGAAAGTACCCAGAGGGAACCCCGCAATCAAAGACGGTCAGAACAGCCTACGGGCAAAGATTGTTGACGCTTTGGGCATTAGGTCTTTCTTTGTGAACCCGAAGAAATGCAAATACGTTGACAAGGGCCTTTCTACCTTACAGCTCAAAAAGGGGTCCACGTTCCAAGAGGAAGACAGCGAATACCAGCACATCACAACGGCTCTAAGATACTTCACAGACGTTGAATTCCCCATCAAGACACGCAGAGCAACCGCATTCAACCCAATGGGATAAAATAAGGGGGAAATATCATGGCAGGAATATTCATGGAAAACGTAGCTGAAAAACAGGTTCTCGATATAGTCGATGAGGATATAGGGGAGCCGTGGTCAAAATGTGAATCCGGCACGTTCGACGTCAAGTGTTTGTTACTTATGCAAATCGCCCGATCACTCAAGGAATTAATCGTGATATTGAAACCCAAAAAAGGTTCTGATTAATGTCAGATTCAGAAATAACCCTCGAAGAAAAACACCCTGATTTTGAAAATCAGGTGGAAAAGTATGAACTCTGGCAGGATCTCTATGATGGCGGGGATTCGGTCGAGAAGAAATCCCAAAGCGCCCTGATAAGTATCGACACGACCGCCTCGAAGCGGATTAATACATATCTGCCCCAACACGCCTATGAATCAGACGCACAATACGAGATCCGCAAGGACCGGGCTACCTATCGGAATTTTGCCAAACCAGTGACAGGCGTTTTCCTTTCTGCGGTATGGCGTAAACCCCCTAAACGTGAACTTCCCCCTGTCCTAGATACACTCATTGAAGATGTGGACCTGCAAGGCAACAGCGCTAATCAGTTTTTCAAAGAACAAGATAAACAGGCCGGCGTCAAAGGGGTCCGGTTTATCCTGGTTGATTCCACAAAGGCGCCTGAAGGCTCAGAGATTAAAACCGAAGCCGACTCGAAAGCCCTTAATCTTCGGCCATATTTCGTTTATGTGGATGCTCTGAATTTGATCGATTGGGGTTTCAAGCGAAATGAATCAACCGGCGCATATGAGCTTGAATACATCGTCATAGAAGAGACAGAGGACGAAGCACAAGGGCCGTTCCTGGGGCATAGGTCCACAAAGAAGTACAGAATATGGACCCGAACAGGCTGGGAGCTATGGGCGAGCGTAGAGGGAGACATGGTAGGCGGCAAGGCCACCACTGCCCCTGAGCTTATGGAGACAGGCATGCACACTCTCGGTGTAGTGCCCATTGTGCCGTGTTACTCTAATCGAAAAAAGCCCATGGTGGGCCTCTCCTGCTTCTCAGAAGTGGATTCTCTGATGAAACGGATCTACCGGCGTGACTCTGAGCTTGACAAGAGCCTGTTTGATGCAGCGGTGCCCCTCCTGATCACCATAGGATTAACTCAGGATGACATTGATAATTTTGTGCGGGCCTCCTCGAACGGTCTAAATATCCCTGAGCCTTCAGGAGACGCCAAATACGTGGAGCCTGCAGGGTCGGCATTTGACGCGACCAGACAGGCCATACAGGACGATGAACGGTCAATCAGGGAGATAGTCTTGCGGATCATGCGCCCTGATTCAAAGGTTGCCGAGAGTGCCGAATCGAAAAAACTTGACAGGCAGCAGCTCGATAACCAGCTTTCCAATTTCTCCCAAAACTGCGAAGACGCGGAGAAGAAATGTTGGGAATTGGCCATGAAATGGATGGGTGGAACAGGCGATATTGAGATAAGTTACAACAGAGATTTCGACTCGGACCAAATTGCCGCTGATGTTATCAAGATTTTCCAAGACCTGCGAGTTTCCGGGGATATAAGCAGGGAAACGCTTTGGAAGATCCTTGAGCAAGCGGAGAGATTGCCGCCGGGCTTTGATGCTGATACAGAGGCGGAAATGATCAATGAGGATCAAACACGCCAAGCTCGGAACAATCCAGGGCTTCAAGGACTTGCGGGGAAATTTTTAGGGTAGAGGGGGGCAGCATGGCCGAAAAAAAAGATCTATTGCAGGGGGTGCATGAAATATCTAGGGGTAATCCGAGACGCTATACTGAGGAAAGGGATTGTGCATCTTTGCATTTCGTGTGAATCAAAGCTGGTTGTTTCAGGTAGTTCGGACACATTGGATTTTTTGAGTAAGATTCTAGGGAGATGATCATTATTGACCATCCTTCTTAACCACCCTAAGATCCGGCTTTTTCTTCTCAGGCTTGGCGTAGGGGTCCCATCCTGGCGGTGGACCGGGTTGATTAAATAACCACTTGGCAAACGGACTATACAAATTGACGAACTCAATTATCTTTTTGGTCATTCGGGAATAATACAAAATCCATGGGTAAAACGCAAGCAAAACTTTCAGAGGAAGAGATAAAAAGACTCTTCCAGCTTGTGGAAAAAACCAAATGGAACTTCAGGCTAAATCAGTTTGAAAACGCGGCGCTCCTTGAAATCAAAAAAAGCCTCACCAGGGCAAGGCGGGAAATCGGGCAAGAATTAAGGCTACTCGGGCCACAGATGGAAAAGTGGGAGAAAGAACGCCTGCTTGCCCTTGCCGATCGGCTCCAATTCATGACCATAGCCACACAGGCCCAAATAACCGGCGACATAACCGAAGTGGCGAGCATGGCCGGGGCCGAATCGTACATCAAGCACAATGCCATCGCCTCGTATGACGGAATGGTTC